TGCCATGTCCGGCAGCGATGTAATGGCTGCGCTGGGCATGACACAGAAACGTGCTCCGCTCGGGTACTCTGCCTTTTTTGGAAAAATGAATGTCTCCGGTCAGGACAGAGCGCGCGCCATACGGTTGTTGGCGATGACAGGCCTGCAGTCATCCTCACGTTATCCTGCGCTCACAAAACTTTCCGAAGAAGAGCGCATGGCCGTCATCACGATCATTGCGGGCTATGCCTTTCTCGATTATGCGCGAAGCCCGGATTCCGAATCGCCATGTCACGCCTGTCACGGCACGGGCCTTCGTAACGGAAAGTATTGCAGTAAATGTAACGGAAAAGGTGTCGTGCGGGCAGCCTGCAAGGACTGCAAAGGGCGAGGGGAAGCGGTTAACCGTGTGATGACACGATTCCAGGGGGTGCCGGTTTATCAGCCCTGTAAGCGGTGTTCCGGGCGCGGCTTTGAACGTATCCCTTCCGCTGTTGTATTCAGGGCGGTGTGTCAGGTCACGCAGGCTGTTACGCTGGATACGTGGAACAAAAGCGTGAAGCATCTGCTGGAGTTTCTGGTCGCCGAGCTGCATCGGGAAGAAGCCTGGGCGGAGAAGACATTATCGCGCATTACTAAATAGCGAGCGATAATTTACGTAACTATTTTATAGCTCGCTATTTACTTTTCCATTTTTTGTGTTAGATTGGTTCCAACGATGGGTAAATGACCCTCGAGAGATTTCTATTCAGCCCTGGCATTTTTGTCAGGGCTTTTTTTATGACCGGATGCCGTCACTGTATCCTGCTCATCCACCGGCTCCGGCTACTTTTCTCCTGTTCTGCGCGGCAAATCCTGATGAGCAAACTCACAACTGGTGTCGCTTATGGCGTATCCGCGGGCGAAATCGTCCACGGCATCCTGACCTATTTCAGTCCGGAAGAGTGGAGCGCCGTCGGCGTTCTGGCCGGTATCAGTCTTGCAACCGTAACCTGCGTCATCAACGGGTATTACCGGCGCAAGGCGACACTGGCAGAAATCAGGGCGCTGCGCTGTACCTGCCAGAATAAGCCGCAATAAATCATGGCTATTTCCGCTGCGCTGCGTAACAGACTTCTGGCTGCAGCCGGTGCGGGTGCCCTGACTCTGGCAATGACGCTGCTGGGTGGTCCGGATGGTTTAGAAGGGCGTCGTTATGTTCCCTATCGGGATGTCGCCGGTGTGCTCACCGTCTGTGATGGTCATACAGGCCCGGATATTGTCAGAAACAAAAATTATACCGACCAGGAATGCGACGCTCTGCTGCGCGCTGACCTGAAACCTGTTCAGTCAGGCGTAAACAGCCTCGTCACGGTTACTCTCAGCGATTACCAGCGCGCCGCACTCTACAGCTTTGTCTATAACACCGGTACTGACGCTTTTTCCCGATCTTCACTTCTGAAAAAACTCAACGCAGGCGACACGACAGGTGCATGCAGTGAATTGCGCCGCTGGGTTTTTGCGGGCGGCAGGAAGTGGAAAGGGCTGATGAACCGCCGCCAAACCGAGCGTGCACTTTGCCTGGCGGAAACCAGTGATGATCTTTAGCCGCGTTAAGTGGGGTGCCGTTACCATCACCGGCCTGCTTCTGCTGGTCATGGCGCTTGGTGTCATCCTGAGGCTTCAGTCTTTATCGAAAGCGCTGCTCACCCAGCAGAACAGGCAACTGGCACAGGAAAAAGCCTCAGCAGAGATACTCGCGACTAATGTCCTCAGGGCAACAGCCCTCTTCAGCGACATTGCCCGTGCAACTCAGGGTGCAAATCAGGCAGGCAATGAAGAAAGCGAGCGCAGGGTGGTGGTTATTCACAAGCTGGTCATGGATAACAGTTGTGCCACTGAACCTGTGCCTCGTCCTGCTGCTGACCAGCTGCGTGCGCACCGGGACAAAGTCCGTACCGGTTCCGCCAGTACCGATACCGGTGAGTCTGCTGGCTGACTGCGCTGTACCTTTGATTCCTGACCCGTTGACCTGGGGAGACAGCCTGGAGCTGAATGAGCGTCTGCTTAACGCTCTGGAACAGTGCAACCACGACAAGGCCGCCATCCGGCAAATCGAACGGGAACGGCAGAAATGAACATCCTCAGCTGGCTGAAGGGTCAGTTTATTCATCCTGAAGAAGGGAGTAATGAAATGTCAGAATCAATGAATGACGAACACGTTGAACAGTCCGGATTCTCTGCCCAAGCAGCGCAGATGCCCCAATCAGCTGAAGTCAAAGTGGGCGTTCATGATTTTGAAGCTGCGCTGGCGTTTGTTGAAAGTGGGGTTGCTCTGCTGGGCGAAGCCGCAAAGGACGATGTTAAAGCACTGGCGATTAAGTATATGTGAGCAATACAGTGCACCCGTCGTGCAAGGCAGCGTGATAATTACAAGATGCATCAGGTATGATTCTCATCCAAAGAACTCAGGATGAGGATCATATGAAAAAGGTAGTCAAAATTTTAGTTATCACCATTACAGCTCTGGCAGTGCTCGCATTTGCTGTAATGATTTTGTTGATAGTATCGATCAGACCTTCAAAAGTTGATGCCGCCCAGACTGAAGCCTGCCGGCATTATGATAATCAGACCATCATGGCTAAGGTGATCCGTGCCAAGACCGGAGCCCAGGCTGAATGGAAAAGTTTCTCTGACGCTCAGGACGCAGCTCAAAAGAATGGGATTCTGATTGACTATGGGCAGATGACATTCGGGAACGATATCTGGTTAGTCCCTTTTACTCAGCGTAACGGCCAGTCAGCTATCGGGGAATACTTTGGCATGCTGGACTGCACGACAGATAGTGTTGAATTTAGTAAAAAGTGATTTACCACGACTAACAGGTAATCATCATAAGTCGCATTGGTTATTTCGCCTCCTTGTAGTGGCGACAGCTTATGAAAAATTGACCACCGGTCTTACTGACGCCGCTCAACAGGATCATTTCACCCTCCGAGAGCGAATCGAAGTTGCCCGAAAGCAAATGTCCGGGTTGCAGCAGTACATCATTGAGCAATGTTTAATTGACAGCAAGGCCCCTTAATCCAGAGGCCTATACACATTAAAGATAATGTCAGGTGTAACGGTTTCAAGCCAAAAGAGACGCAAGCTCTTTTACGATTTCATCCATAGTTTGGGTTGATGTATTCATAGCGACTTTATCAGCTAGAGAGGGGCTGAACTTTATTACTTCTGATTTAGAAATCTCATGCCAAATTGGCAGCACTCGTCCTTGACCATTCATTTCCGAGGTTATAAGGCCGTTGAGTTCGTATTCAGTCCATTGTTTTTGTATGAAATTTTTCGATAGTATGACAATGCCAAATCGCGAGCTAGAAAGTCCTTTATCTATGTTTTTCCTCAAGCTATCGCCCCAGCGTAATGTCATTTCATCGTACCAAACAGCTATACCTCTATCAATTAGAGCCTGTGCAAAAGGGCGTACAAAATCGTCTTTGTCTTCGCTCGCATGGGAAATGAACACATCATATTTTACATTATCGACAACAGGTAGTTGCGGAGTGCTTGGCGAAAGAGTAGCAGGAGGGGTATAAAGAGCTTTTCTTTGGCGCTCAAGTTCTTGAGTGAGGAGCTTTTGGTGAGCCAATGCTTCTTTTTCACGTTTTTTCAGTAATTCATCCTGTTTTTTTCTCTCTGATGCTTTTTCTTTTGCCAGTTGAGTTTCATACCGCATTAAGTCGGCTGATTTAACAGAGATTTTCTTTCCTAGATCCGCCTTACGCTCATTACATTTGGCAATATCACTCTGATGACGCTCCGTTTCACGTATTTTAGATGAGATAGTGCTTTGTGATGTTGCTTTCGATAGGGCAATCCTCGCTTGATTGAGCTTAGCAAGCAACTTTGTTTCGTTAGTTTGCTCTGTGGCTACTTTTTTTTGGAGATCTGCTAGGTCTCGTAGAGTTCTATTGATGTTTGCTTGTGTGCCTGAAATTGCCATATTTTTCTCACGTAATTTATTTTGCTTTTTTTTGAAGCTAAATGGAAGTTGAAATTGTGAAGTTGCATAAAATCTTCTATGTAAGTCATACGTCGTGATCAAATCAGCAACTATGAAAATTTATAATTAAGTCATAGGGTTGGCTGAAAAGCAGACATCTCAATGCTTCTTCTAGTCGTGACCTCACTTTATATGATTCAAAGTGTTCACTAAATATATTTTATTAAATGAGGCTTAAATGGCACTCACCGACAAACAGGAAATGTTCTGTCGCGAGTACCTCATCGATTTAAACGCCACGCAGGCTGCTATCCGGGCGGGGTATAGTGCAAAGGCCGCGAACGTGCAGGGTGCTCAGAACTTATCAAAGATTAGTATTCAGAATCGTATTTCAGATCTCAAATTACAGCGTAACGAACAAATAAACATTGATGCTGCTTATGTTCTTAACCGCCTGATCGAGATTGACCAGATGGACGTGCTCGACATCATGACAGATGACATGCGCATCAAACCTGTATCGCAATGGCCAGCCTCATGGCGCCGATACCTGAGCGGATTCGATCTGGCTGAGATGTTTGAAGGCCAGGGCGAAGAGCGCGAGATGGTCGGTATCCTGAAAAAGATTAAGTGGCCGGACAAAGTCAGGAATCTGGAACTGCTCGGCAAACACATTTCCGTGCAGGCATTCCGCGAACAGGCTACGACATCACTGACAGGCAAAGACGGCGGCCCGCTTGAGGTTGCGCTGCTTTCACGCGAGGAATACCGGCAGGCGCGCCGGGAAATGCTGGAGGATGACGACTGCTGATTTTAAGACCGCTGCACGCCGTATAGAGTGTGAAGAGGACGGACTCTATTTCACCCGGTACTTCTTTAAGCAGCGCACCGGTAGCAGAATGATCGTCGCGCCTCATCATCAGGTGATACAGCGGACGCTGGACCGGGTGATTGATGGCGACATCCGGCG